TTTTGATGTCCAGCGAGCAAACGAAGTCACGATTGATTTCAATGACAGCGAACTGGACCTAGAAGCAACCTTCAATTGTGTTCTGCCTCACCAAAAGCTTTTGACTGAGGCTCTGAACGCAGCCACCAGGACGCAAAAAGGCAAGCAAACGATTGATTCTCTTATGTTTGCTCGTAAGCTTTTTGTGCCTTGCGTGACCTCCTGGTCATTTGATGAAGATTGTAGTGTTGAGAACAAAAGCCTGTTTGTTGGAGAAGACGCAGCACTCAACAAGATGGCAACGCATGTCAGTTTGAAACTGATGCGTTTAGCCCAGGCGAAAGTCGATGACGAAGAGGGAAATTAACCGCTTATCTGAATTTGTTGTTTGAGCGAGCAACTTATTTAGATGATTCCCAAGAACACGGCATTCAAGCTGGTGACAGGTATCAAGCCGTTTGGTGTTGCAAATCAGCGGACAATGTCTGGACAGAAGACGAAGAACCGCCTTGTGCAGTTTGTCCAAACAATTTGACGCTGACCGAGAGAAACCTAGCAGCGGTTCAAGCCTTTCGAGACTTGGACACAACCGGACGAGACTTGGGTTTTGACATTGGTTTTCTGCGCGAAGAAGCGATTGATTGCTACTTGAGAAGAGCAGAAATCAATACCCCAGAAGTCTATTCGGCTTTAGTGACAATCGACCGAGAAGTCACTAGCCACAGAAAGAAAGAGAACGAGCGCAAACGAGACTTGCAGAAGAAAAAGTCTTCAACCGCTCGACCTACCCCAAGACCACGAAGAAAGCGATAAATGGCAAACGCAGCCTCTACCATTGAAATTGAATTAGAGATTCGTGACGCCATTAATCGGTTGGGCAAGCTTGAAGGCGAACTGAAAAAATCGTCTTCTGCAATGGACCGAGTGGCGAACTCAACCAGAAAAATGGAATCGGCTTTCAAGTCTGCAAAGAATGCCGCTTCTGCTCTGTTTGCTGCGATCAGTATCCAACAGATTGCACAAGCCGCAGACACCTTCACACGTTTTGCCAATCAAATCCGCATTGCAACGAATTCAGCCGCTGAAGCCGCAGCGGTTCAGAAAGAGTTGTACCGAGTCTCACAGACTACCGGAACCGCAATTGAAGACACCACGAAGCTTTATTCTCGCCTTAGAATTGCCGCTGACCAGCTAGGATCATCCCAAGCTGAAACCATTCGACTTACTGACATTGTAGCAAAGTCTTTAGCCGCAGCCGGAACTAGCAGTTCTGAAGCTTCAGGTGCATTGCTGCAACTCGCGCAAGCTTTGAACTCGCCAAAGGTTCAGGCGGAAGAATTTAATTCGTTGATTGACGGAATGCCGAATTTGCTGCGAGAAGTGGAAAAGCAACTTGGACTTACGGCTGGAAGCCTGAAGAAGTTTGTGACAGATGGCAACCTAACGAATCAGCTATTTAAAGACGCAATCCTTGGCTCTGCTGACGCGATCAACGAACAGTTTGGCGAGGCACAAGACACCATTTCAACCTCATTTACTCGACTGAATAACGCATTCATTTTGCTGGTTGGCAACTTCGAGAAAAGCACCGGATTTTTCAACAGTATTGCCTCTGTTATTTCGACGCTTGCTGAAAACATTGACGAGTTGGCGCGAGTATTAAAAGCGGCTGCTGTCGGGTTTGCTGTTGCGTTTGCTCCCAAGGTAATTCGTGCGATTTATGACACCGCAACCGCAATGAAGGTGTTGGGAGCAGCATCGAAAACCAATGTGATTGGGGCGCTGGCAGCACTGGGTTTTTACATCGCAGACGTCACAGGTGGCTTAGATTCGCTGATGGAGAAGCTAGGCTTGACTAAAGACCAAGCGAATGAAACTTCAGGAGCAATTGTTGATTTGACGAAAGGTGGAGGTGGTGGTGGTGCAATGCAGTCCAAAACGTATGAATCAGCATTTTTTCAGGAGACAATCAAAAGTCTTGAAGGCTATTTGACAGATATTGAAAAGTATGGGCCTCAACTAACTGAAGAGATTAATAAAATTCTTTTTGATGTCAATCGTCTTTTGGATGAAGATCCAGAATTCGTTAGTCAAACCATTTTTGGTTCAGATGAATTGTTACCTATACAACAATACATTACGGAACTTTCAAAGATTGTTGAGATTGTTGAAGCCGCAATCAAAGCCCAAAGAGACTACAACGAATTAAAAATAAAAGACGCACAAATTACTGAAGAAGGCGCAGCACTCGAACAAAAAATTCTGGACGCAAAATTTGCCATTAACAAAGCGCAAGAAGAATTAAACCGACTGCAAAAAATCGACATTTATGATGGCATTCTAAATTCTTTGAGAAGGTTTCTTGGCATTCAGCAAGACATCACCGCAGAAACAGAAAAGCAGTTAAGCAATGCTGAAAAACAAGCAAAGGCCAGAGAGCAATACGTTAATGCAGTCGGAGATACTATCGTTAGTGGAGTATTTGGCGCTGGCCCGAATGCGTCCAGAGCGGCACAAATGGGGCAAGCTTATGGTGCGGCAGGTGGTGGAATTCCTGGTTTAATCAATGCCGGAGCCGCTGCTGCTCTAAGCAACGAAAAAGTTGCTGCTGCGATTGAAGAGCAGTTCACCATTCTTTTTGACACACTAGACCCACTGCTTGACATTTTGGCGGATTTGCAGAGCGCGATTAATCGCTTAGTTAAAGCATTTATTGAAGAAGCTGGGAACATTCTGGAAGACACCGCAGATTTACTTGAGTTGGGACCGAATGGTTATTTTGGAAGTGGAAAATTCATCAGAGAGTTAGAAGCCAATTTTGGAGGAGGAGGAAGACAACCTGCTGGACCATCTTCCTTGCAACTAGCCTACGCTCAAGCTGATGCGGTTTTTGTGGCAATTGAGCAAGAAGCATCCACGCTGGAAGCGTTACAACCGAAGATTGATGAACTGGTAAGTTTATCTGAAAATCTACCAATCAACGAAATTATCAACAGTTTTCTCTCCTCCACAAGAGGTGCAATTGATCTTCTACGCGAAGAAGCGAAAGTCTTTGAAGACGGTTTAAAAACCTCTGGACCTGGAAGTGCTGCTGAAATCTTTGGTGATTATTTCAGAGAAGAACTAGCAAAGATTGAAGCGACGATTTCTGAAATTAAACAGAAAGAAGCGATTGTCGTTGAATCCTTGATTGCCGAAATCACAAGTTTGAGTGAGATTGGGTTGGATGCTCAATCAGAAATTGACGCAATCAACAGGCAAAACTTATCTCAGGCTGAATTAATTGAGTTAAGAAGAGAAGAAGATTTAGCAATTATTAATCAAAATAGAAGTCTACTTGAAAAAATAGATAATGAAACTGCCGGAAGGCAACTCCTAAACGCAATTAACGAAGCTGAAGAAAAAAGCCTTCAACTCTATAATCTACAGATCAGCGAGCTGCGAAAACTCAACGAAGAACGGGAACGAGAAGCCAACCTGTTGCTACTTCAAAATGCTCAGTCTGGACTTCAGAAAATTCTAGCGGACTTTGAAAAAGCTATTATTAAAATCGGCGAAACGGTTGAAGGAGTTTTTGACCAAATCACCGATTTGCTATTTAGCGATTTTAGTTTGCTTGGGCCGCGAGAGCAATTTGAAGAAGCAAGTAAAGAATATCAGAAACTTCTAGAAACCGCTTTCCAACCTGACGCAACGGAAGAAGATATTGAAAACTTCCAGGCGTTCGTTAATGAATACCTCTCAGCGAGCCGTGACGTTTATAAGTCCAGCACTGAATTTCAAAATATTTTTGAAGGTGTGCTGGACGACTTGGCGTTATTAGGACTTAGCTATGGCCTAACAGCACCAGCTTCAGCGGTTGACAGTACCTCTTCTGAAGTTGGCGAATTAGCAGAAGAATTGGGAGTAAGTTTTGAGGAATTAATTAACAGTTTAAACAACTTAAAGCTAGAATTTGCAACCAACCAGATTGAATTGATTGGTGAGGCTTTAGGAGTAAATTTAGCAGATATTTTACAAATCAATCTGCCAGAAACACCGATCAGCGTTCAAATTCCATCAGATACAATTTCAGCTTCAGTGCCAGACGACCTTGTTTTGAATTTGGACATTCCTTCTTCAGCTTTATCCACAATCATTAGCACAGAAGATGATGCAGATTTAAATTTAATCGTGCCAATTCCATCTGATTCTTTATCAACAAGTATTTCTCAGGATTTAGCTCTTTCTGTCAATATTCCAAATTCTTCAATAAAGGCAGCAATTGCAGATTCTGAAAAATTATCATTATCTGTTTCTATTCCAAACGATTCAATTTCTGCTGTATTAAACTCAGATTTTAGTAAATCTGTAAATATTTCAAGTTCTGATGTAACTCTTTCTATAGTTAAAGATTTTAATAAGACAGTGTATCTCGCAAGTGGCGATGTAACTCTTTCTAAAGCTTCAGACTTCAGCAAGTCAGTGACTTTGGCGAATGCTGACGTTTCAGTCAGCAAGGTTTCAGATTTTTCAAAATCTATAGCTTTAAGCTCATCTGATGTCTCAGTTTCGTTAGCTTCTGGATTTTCAAAAACAATCACCTTCAAATCGTCAAACTTTTCTCTTGGGACGATTCCAACACTGGACTTGTCAACGATGACGACAACGTTTGCAACTGCTGTTGAAACTGCTCTAAACAGTCTTAGCTTTGATGTTGATTTAAGCGGCTTAATCAATGAGACCAGTTCGGGGACCAGTTCTGGAACCAGCTCTGGAACAACAACTGGAACAACAAGCGGCACAACAACTGGAGCAACAACTGGAACAACAAGCGGAACATGGGACGTAAACCTATTTGATTCTGCAAGCTATTACACTGATGTTGCAGGATATTTTGCAAAATCTAGCACTATTCTACCATCAAACTATTTCGCTAATTTTTCAGATCGGTCAACGGTCATGGGGCCATATACAGGCACACCGCAGGAAATGGCAAACACGCTAGAAGAAAAGCTAAAGGAGCGTTATTCATTAGTTCCCATGATTGGATACGATTATCTAGCGATTTATGGCAACGGCACAGATTTCATTGCCGAAATTTACAATAGCCTACAATCTGCTCAACAACAGAAAGCAAACTACTTGGGAATGAACTTTAAACAACTTGCAAGAGTTGGATTCGCTCAAGGCGGATTAGTCCCAGACCCAATGGACACTATCCCAGCCATGCTGAGTCCTGGCGAATATATTTTATCACCAGAAACCGTCCGCAGATATGGCGTCAGTAATCTAAACCGCTTGAACTCAGGCGACACCGCAGCACTGAACGCAACCTCAGATCCAGAGGTGAAAAGGCTTCTCGCTGAATTGATTGTTGCCGTCAGAGAGAATGACACAGAGGTGAATGTTTATACGGACATGGCAGGCCAGACAAAAGCAGGTATTGAAGAATTCCGAAGTGAGCTGCGAGAGAGAACACGAAGACAAGGCGACCAATATGTTCCGGCAAGGTACATCTAATGAGTCAGTTGTTGGTCACGATCACAGTTGACGGCACAACCTACCGTTGCTCAAAAAGAGGCTTTGCTGGTGAATATTTCTGGCGTCCAGTGGTTAAAAGAATGCCGAGTTTAGAACTTGGACAAGTTGAGGATTCTGGAAAGATTGGCGTCAAGTTTGGCAACCTGACTTTGTTCAATGACCACCTAGACGCAGATCATCCGTTTGGGTTAAGCCGATACGAAGACTTGGTGCGTTTACCTCGACTTTACGACTGCACGATTCAATGGGGAGAAGACGGTAGAAATTTATTTGATGGGCAGATTTTCCTGCAAACGATCAGCGAAACCGAGATTAGTTTTGCACTGACAGACACTGAATATACGTTAGGTGCGCGACCTTTCACACTGACAGAATCTTTTGCTTTTGTCGAAGGCGTGAGTGTTCCAGGTGGCGGACTGCCAGTTGAAATTACCGCAAACAATCACGGCTTCTCGACGGGCCAAGTGGTCACGTTTGAGAAGATGGATACTTACGGAGCAAACCTAGAATACTCCGGTGTCACTGCTGATAATTATTATTATGTGACAAGAACTGGAGCAAATACGTTTACTTTACAAGACCGTGATTTTATTCAGGTTAGTTCTGGAGTGGGTACGGCTGGAACCTTTACGAGTGACGGAGATACGCATCGAGTTGGAATTCCACTTCGTTTGCCGTTCAGTTGGGGGGTCGTCAACGAACAAACGCCAGTAATCAAAAAGCGAGACGATGAAGTTGCCAATCCTAGCTTGGACTTAGACGCAACGAATGACTCAGACAATCCGATTGAAATCCGAGAGGATGGGGTTTTGATCTACTCCACGAATTCCAATTCAGGTCAGTGGTATGACGCGAGCGGCAACTCAGGCGTTGCTCCAACAGCTAGCACAATAAAACTCAACCGAGCCACCACTGGAGGTGTTTTGTCAATTAGTGGTGTATCCACCAGAGGGACCACCCTGGCTGGATTCTTTAGTTATGTAGCAACTCAGCTTGGGCTGAACCTGGACAATGCACTGCAATGATTAACTCAGGAACCTTCTATACCACTGACACAACCGTTGCGGCTCGGACAATTGTTGAATCACCAGCAGAAATCAGAGAAGGTGTGACTGTAGAAATCACAACATCCGGTGAATTGATTATCCGCTCGGTGACCGTGGCAACGGTAAATTCTGATATTGAAATTTACAGCCCATAAATGGCAATTGCGTCTTCTAGAAATGAGCCACTGCTTGATTTTGCAGCTGATGTTGCCAAAAGCGCAAACATGCTTTTGCAGATTAACGGAACGGATCTGCGACTGATTAATCGAATACAAACAGGCTCTTCTGTTGAAACGGTCAGAAGTCCAGAATTATTGGCGCTACAAGTTCAGCCAGCGTTTCCAATCAAAGAGATAACAAGCGAGTACGAATTCAATACGCCTTATCCTGAAAGCGTAACGTTAGGCCAGGAAAACAAAGTTGTTCGAGTGGATAATCTAACGTACGGAGAAAGCCAAAAGTACGATGCACTTAGCACCAGCGAAGAAAAAGTCCTTCAGTTTTTGAGAGCAATCTTAATTAGTGAAGGTTCACCAATCTCAACTGCCAGAGTTTTCGGAATCAAGAATGATTGGCTTCTAGGCTACCGAGTAACCTGCATTGACGAGCGACAAAGTTTGAAATCTATTATCACAATCACTTCAGTGATTTATTCATTTGATTCAGAAGAAACCACAATCAGCGGACCTTCTGAACTCGATTTCGTAAGAAAAGAATGAAGTTCATTTTTACTAACGCAATCACAAATGTAGCAAGTTCAGCCGGAAGCCTTTCTGCTGATTATGCGGTTTCAAAAACTGAAAACAATTTCCCTAAGCAGCCATACATTGCCAATGCCACAAGTGCAACCGTCACGGTGACTTGTGCTGGCGCAAGTGCAATCTTCGTTTCTTATCTCGCGGAATCGTTGACGATGACGTTTAAAGATTCAGGAGGTTCAACTCTGGGAACCGAAAGCTTTTCGAATAGCTACACACTTTCAGAGGCATATCTGCTGAACGACAGAACCCACTGGAACGAATCGGCTTTTGCAACGTGTCCAGCTTCAACCAATACCGTTGAACTTGCTTTCAGCAATACGACAGACGTCAAAAGCACAATCAACGGATGGGTCACAGGATCTTCAGGCCAGTTGGGGAGATTACAAGCGAGCAGTTCAAATATTTACCATGCGGATTATCCACAAATCAAACTTGGGACGTTTGTGAATTCGGCACAAATCAACCGCATTACTGGTGATGGAACAGGAAGCACAGATTTGCAATTGACAACAGGAGGCAATACGAGCTTTACCGTCACTTCCATGACTTTGCCTGTTGTAGTCAACACCATCCGAGCTGGTGCAGTGCTGGATACCTACAATCCAAGTGTGGGCATGACCGAAGGTAACGATTCAACCGGAATCCAGCAAGAAAGAGATTCAGGCTTGGTCTTTCGCCTGGGCGAGATTCGCAGAAGGTTTGCTGGAAGTGTTCAAGTGCTGGAAGCAGACAGACCAACCGCAACCAAGGTGTTTCGAGGCTTACGAATGCAACCAGTAGCCGCTGAGATTCTCAGCTACCAAACCAGCAGTTCCGTCTTTGGCTCTTTTCTGCAACCTCCTACACTTGCGTACTCTCAACAAGGCTCACAAATTTATGACTACAACTTTGAATTCGTCGAGTTGATATGAGCATTTTAAAAGTCAATGAAGTCCAAGTCTTCAATGGCAACACTATTACGCTGACAGCAACCACAACCGCAGCTTCTGGAGCCGTAACGGTAGGCGGAAACTTGACGGTTTCCGGTGCAATTTCGAGCAGTGACGCAAGCACAACGAGGACAAATCTTGGACTTGGCACAATCGCAACGCAAGCGGCTGATTCGGTAAATATTGACGGAGGTGCAATCGACGCGGTCACGATTGGGACAAACTCAGCCGTCACTGATTTGCGTGTGGATAATTTGAAGCTGGACGCAAACACGATCAGCAGCACAAACACCGATGGCAACATCACCATTGACCCGAACGGGGCAGGCAATGTTGTTGTTGGAAACTTCACTTTTGATGCAGATCAAACCGTAGGCGCAGGACAAGACAATTATGTTTTAACTTATGATGACGCTACTGGACTGATCAGCTTGGAAGCTTCTTCTGGAGGTGGCGGAATCACAACAGGGAAGGCAATCGCTATGGCAATCGTATTCGGATAATTTATGGCAGCACCAAATATCGTTTCAGTTGGTACGATCACAGGAAAAACAGCAGTCCAGGCAATCGGGACAAGTGCCACGGCAATCGTGACCAATTCAGCATCATCGGGCAAGGTTTTCAAGGTCAACACACTGCTCATCGCAAATGTCGATGGCTCTGCGGCTGCGTCAGTCACCGTTGATCTCTACCGATCATCTACGGCTTATCATTTAGTAAAAACCGTACAAGTTTTTGCCGATTCAACCTTGGATGTGCTCAATAAAAGCATTTACTTGGAAGAAGGCGACTCACTACGTCTCACAGCTAGTGCAGCTAGCGACCTGGAAGGAATCTGTTCTTATGAGGAGATCAGCGAATGAGTTTAGCTAGAAATATTGGAAACTTACCAAACGGGGATGATGCTCCAGTTTATGCTTGTAGGGCTTGGGTAAATTTTAGAGGAACTAGTCAATCTGGTACATTGAACACCTCTGGCCCTGTTACTGGTTTGTATACTGCCACGGTTACTGGAGCAACCACTTTTACGATTGAATACAGCAGCACCACTTATACGGTAACTACATCTGGTAATCACGAAGTTGGGGATGGTGAAGGTGTGGATTTAACGATCAGTGGAACGAGTGTAACGGTTGATACTCAGATTCGTGAAAGCGGGAATGTATCTGCAGTGGTTGACAACGGAACAGGTGAGTATACCGTGAATTTTGAGATTCCGATGCCTGATGCGAATTATGTTCTCACATCTTCATCGAATGATTCCAACTCTGACCGAGGATTTCATGTAATTACAATTGATTACGATGAAAGCGGTGTAGGAACCGCACCTAGCACTACATCTGTAAAAATCATAAATAGAGTAGCATCATCGCAAACATTCAGTTCAACTCCATTGGATTGTCTTAATGCGATGGTTGCCATCTTCCGCTAACTCAAAGGATTCAAATGAAACTAGCAATTTTCCCCAATGAAGAAACGATATCTGTTTTAGTACCTGCTCCAAACTGTGGGCTTACGCTAGAGCAGATCTGTGCTAAAGATGTCCCAACCGGAGTCAAGTACAAAATTATTGACAGTTCAGAACTCCCAGCAGACCGAGAATTTCGGAATGCGTGGGACTATGATTTCACTAACAGTTACGATGGAGTAGGAGTGTGATTACGATCAATCTTACAAGAGCCAAAGAGATTAAAAAAGAATCTTTACGACAGGAACGCAAACCTCTGTTAGAAGCGCAAGACGTTGCGTACATGCGAGCCCAGGAAGCTGGTGAAGATACGACTGCCATTGTTGCCGAGAAGCAAAGACTCCGAGATATCACGAACCTGGTAGATCCTTGTACCACTGTTGACGAACTCAAAGCCGTGAGCATCTAATGTCCTACATTGGAAACGTCCCCACTCCCGCAGCATCGGAGACCCGACAGGAATTCACTGCTACTGCATCGCAGACCACGTTCAACACCAGTGGGTACGTCATCGGAAATTTTATTTCCGTTTATTTGAATGGGGTCCGTCTTAGTGCAGGGACCGATTTTACTGCAACGAACGGATACGATGTCGTGTTGACCACAGGAGCAGCAGCAGGGGATTTACTAGCAGTAGAAATGCGGAATACTTTGGCAGACATTGGAGCAGGATTCGCCAGCACTAGCGAGGTCACTGGGACCAATACAACCGGAAGCATTACCACAGGCACAAACTCTCTGACGGTTGCTTCTGGAACAGGCATCAACGTAGGTGATTATGTGGTCGGTGAGGGCATTGCTCCAGGCACTACAGTTTCTGCAATCTCTGGTACATCGGTGACCCTCTCAGGGACGGTAGGCGCAACACTGAGCAGTGACCCTGTTTCGTTTTACACTGCCAACAAAGCACTTAGTCCAGGTCTCGTAGCAGGTCAGCTATGCCGTGCGTGGGTGAATTTTAATGGAACGGGAACAGTCGCAATCCGTGCTGCTTACAATGTATCGAGCATCACTGACAACGGAACAGGTGACTATACCGTGAATTTTGAGATTCCGATGCCTGATGCGAATTATTCAGTATCTGGCGCTTATGAGCCTGATGCAATTATCTTTTCAGGAAATCCGGCGGCTAAAGTAATGAATATACATACTTTTACCACATCTAGTTTTAAGGTTGCTACTGGCTATCAAGCGGGCTCATCTGGGGCTGGAAGACTTGATTATCCACAATTAAATTTTTCTATCTTCCGCTAACCCAAACTAGGCCGAGCCATGCCAGCAGAAGCCACCGGAATAATTGACGTTGTCCAAGAACTTGGAACTTCAGCTTCTGCGTTAGTTTTCTTTGCTTGGCTAATCATTTTTATTCTCAAGCAGCACGATAAAGAAAAGCAGCAATTGCGAGGAGATGCCGAAAAGAAAGATTCCATGATGATGGAAGAACGAAAACTTTATTTAGCGGCTGACGCGAAAAATGATGAAGAGTTACGACAATATATGAAGACGTCAAACTCTGAATTAATGAGTATTATGTCAGCAACAAATGTTGCGATAAAGGACATGACGATTGCCGTCAACAATCTTGGTGACGTTATCAATAGAGAACTGAGGAGATGAAACATCTTCTCACAGGCTTGGCTTTGCTGTGGTCAACATCAGCTTACGCTTTGCCTGTCGAATATAAGACTTTACACCTTGTTTCATGGGCTTACCAATGCTCACTTCGTTTGGCTCCCACCTATCAAATGCAAGGCATGACTTCAAACTTAGCCATGCAATCCGCCATTCAGTTGTGTTCTTGCGTCATTGACCATTACCGCGAGAATCACAGATATGTAGACCTTCAGTTAATGCCTTTGCCTCAACGAGAAGCGTTTGGCGAAATGTACAGTCAAGAATGTGTGGATTACCCAGAAAAGGAGACTTGATGGAATTCATTGACCATTCAGAACACTTCTCGAGAGACGAGCTGAAGTGCAAATTCACAGGTGAATGCTCTATGTCGAGTTCTTTTCTTACAAAGCTGGAAACCTTGCGTCAGCACTACGGCAAACCTATTAGGTTGACTTCAGCCTTTCGCTCGTCAGAGCATCCGGTTGAAAAGGCTAAATGGAAAGACGGAAAACCCAAAAGTACGGGTTATCATGTGCTAGGTCGAGCAGTCGACATAGCCTGCTGGAATGCTGATGGGGCAAGGCTGTTAGAAATCGGAATTCAGATGGGCTTGTTCGGTGGCTATGGCTTCAGTTTCACAGGCAGTCAAAGATTTCTGCATGTAGACGATAGAGAAGACGGTTTAATGATCTGGAGTTACTAATGGAAGGATTTTTAGAGATTTTCAACCAGGCGGTTGATTCTGGCGGATTAGAATTAGTTTTAGCGGCAACAGGTATGGGTGCTGCTGTTCCAGGCGTTTTATTGTATAAAAAAATCAGAAAAGCAAAAAAACTGAAGGAGCAACTGCTGGGCTAGTGGCGGTTTTCAAATATTGCCACTTACCGGAGGTTTCACAGATCGGCTGGAAGTGGCTCCCCAAGCTGGACTCGAACCAGCGACCCAATGATTAACAGTCACCTTAGCGTTTTCGGCTGTAGGCCAGATGAATACTGGGCTTGCGGCTTTCGGTTTTTTTCTTTGAAACAGTGTTTTGTGGCGAGTTTCCCAGTTTATTTACCAAGTCCACCTGCTGTAAATGGTCACTATTTAAATAAGACATGGTTGTTTGAATCGACTGATGACGCAGAAGCTTTTGCACCTGAACAGGATTTGAAGACTCACCAGATAATAGTTCAGTCGCAACCGTAGAACGAAACGAGTGCAGCGGTTTCGCGTTTTCAATGCCTACCTTTAAAAGCGCCTTCCTCATGGATTTGGTCAAATCCCCAAGGCTTGAATACAAAGGCTTACCTCTGCCATCATCCAGCACATAACGCTCGCCTTGAATATCCTGCGACTGAATAAATTCTTTTAAATCTTCAGCTATTGGGACGATTGCGTCTTTCCTGCCTTTTACCTTCCAATCTCGCGTTGAGCGAAGTTCGATTCTATCTGGGTAAACATTGTCCCATTTTAACGCCAGCAGTTCACCACCACGCATTCCAGTGAATCGCAAGAACCACCAGGTACGAAGCAGCACCAGAAACCGTCTTCGTTTGGTTTCGTTCCAGCCTTCTTCTAAATGGTGCCGCAAGTCTTCGAGTTGTTGCTGAGAGAAGACAGCAGGCAAAGGCTTGGACGAGCGAACCGATTTGACTTTGATTGCAGCCGGAAGAAAGCCTTGCTCCAAGACCAGTTGAGGATTGCGCGAACTGCTCGAAGGTAAGAGTTGCAACTGTGATCATTCAGTCCAGCCTTTCTTAAAGCCAAGACGAACTTATCAGTCAACTGTGAGGTATGAAGCCGAATCCG